TGACCGGAAGAACTTCGTATCAGACTAATAATGATCTTATAATTATGATCGATACTAATCGCGAAAATCCTCGTATTGCTCTTTGGGACAAGGATGCTGCAGATTGTCTTACGCTAAGAAAGACCAGACAGCGAAGTTTTATTTCGCATGTATTCGCTAACTTTCATTATCTTGTAAACATCAGCCGAATCTATACCGCCAAAATTTTCAACGGCAGTATAACTAATTAAAGCACCAGACTCGTTAAGTGCCCACATGTCATTAGTAGTCTCCATGATAGAATGCGGAGATGCTAAACCGAAATTATTAGCAAGTTTTCTCCATACCCAATTATCCGAGTCTGCATCTGAGTCATCTAAGTAGTATACGAAACCACCCTCTTTAAATACGTAAGCACGTCCTTTAAATATTTTACCTCCGATAAGATTTCCACCTTCGCCAGGGAAAATATTCATCGTAAGTATTGTGCCCCCAGTAAAATCCTCGTGGTCACCCGTAACCGATGCATAAGCACGTTGCTTCATAAAAGCCCAAAGACGATTGCGATGAGTAAAACCAAAAGTAGGAAAATTAGGAGTTGCCCAGTCAGTAGCAGGTAAATCAATTGTACTAAAAGACGTGCCATCACCTTGAAGTACTTTAACCTGATTTGTTCCCGTAAATAAAAAGAGCTTCTTGTCGCGAGAGGCAGTCTCCTGGCCTCCCTCGACAAATTGCGCTTTTGGTGTAACAGAAAGAAGTCCTGTGGTAATAGCCGTAGCACCATTAAAAACACGATCTCCAGTGTCGCGATAAAGAGAACCGTTAGAGCACAAAGCAATAAGGCGCTGAGAAACAGTGTCAGGCCACCAATCGTGAAGCGCAACAATAGCAGAAGGAAGAACAGTCGTATTGTAACGAAGAGATCCTGGGCATTTAGTTATAGTGCCCGTTTCATAACTCACGTTGTTTGCCAAAATCAAAGCACCAGGAGTGATATCGCCAGGAGGCAAATCAACAAGAAGTCCCGAGTGGCCAAGTGGAATGGTAGCTATATTCCCTTTGTACATCAGTACGCCTCATCGTTAAATAAACGTCGTCTAACAGTATTAGTCAAATCGCGACGAGGGATAATTTTACCGAAATTAGTGCCCGTTCTTTTCATTGCCCCTCTGTGCTGAGCAATCATGGCCTTAAGGTCACCCTTCGTAAGATCAGCATAAACTTGCGATCTATCGTCATTCTTAAGAAATAGGATGTAAAAAGATGCTGCGTTTTCTAAGACTTCAACGAATTTACGGGGGACAAGTGGAATAGAACCAGCCGAGTCTTTAAGGTCACGAGGAACAGGAACATGCTCTATCTCAACTCGCATTTTATCGTCTGGGTACCCATTGAATCTGACTTTAAATGACCCGTTTGCATCTTCTCTTATAATGCAAAATCGATCCGGTATTTGCCCGCCAATATCCTGTAACGGATTATTTCTCGCAAACGCCTCTGAATCTATACCGTAAATCTCTCTAACAGACCCGCGATGCGCTTTAAAAGGCTCAATCATCCTAGATATTCCACCTAGAATATATACTGATGTATGCGTAAGAGCCGCTGCACTATCGGTATCGTCATACCCTAACGTTTTGTGCGCGGAGAAAAGTTGATTAGTACCAGTAGCGAAAAGTGGCAATATAGTAGTAGAGCCAGCTCCGTCCGATGTAATAGTAAATTTCTTGGTAGTACTCGAATAAGACGCGGTAATCGTTGGACCAGATGCTACAGATGTCATTTGTGTTCCAACATGAGTAGCTAATTGAGCAGGAGTGTAAGTGCCAGCAGTTAAAGTGGCAGTAAGCTCAGACCCGCCAGAAGTCTTTTTGAAATCAATTTTATTGTTGTCAGTGTCGATTACAATGTAATCAGGAACTAAGTCGTAATCTAATTTGAATACTTCAAATGACCCACCTGCAGTTACAGTCGCAAGTGGCCAAGCACCATCAAGCTCAAAAGCTGTAGCAGAAGCAGTATGAGAAGCAATTCTATACACACCCTCGTAACCAGGAATCCTAAGATACCAACCAGCAACAGAATATGATGGTGCAGTACCAAATGTGCCAGCCTCAGATGCTAACGTTACTGTTATAGTTCCCGTAGAGTATTTAGGTTGTAGCTCTAGAATTAATGGCCTTTTAGCTCTAGCCCAAGGCCACGTTTCATCAATCTCTACAGTATCGTCTTTACCAAAAGCAATTGTACCGCCAGAAATTAAAGAGAAATGTACGCGATTAAGGAAATCTAAAACATCGCCGTTAGAATCGTAAGGCGAGTTACCGTTTGTTACCTCTCCACACCTTTTAAGTATGGAGTCCACTAAATCTGCTGTAGTTCGAAATTGCGCCAAGTACTCCTCCTAATGGGAGACTTAGGCTCCCTGATCTTTCTTAGTTGCCATAGTCTTCATAGCCGACTTTGAATTTTGCTCTGCCTTAAGCGCAGCAAGTTCAGCTTTAAGCGCGGCATTCTCTTTTGCAATCTTCTGATCCTGCGTCTCAGGTGGGTTCCACTCAATGTGAGGTTCTCCAGCAATAAAACGCTTACCCTCTGGCTTAGTCTTATCCCAACGACCAATCGCTTCGCCCTGGCCATTCCAAATATTTCCAGAACCTGCTGGACGCTCAAAATAAACTACAGATCCACCACCCTGTTGCACATAACGAGCAATGTAATAGTCTTCACGTTCAATTTTGCCTGTTTTTTTGTTGCGATAAACAGTCTGAAGACTGAACCCTTTTTTCTCTTCTACTTCTTCGTCTTTGTCGTAGCGACCCATTCAAAGCTCCTCTTGTTATTTCCTTAAGCCTTGCAACGAAAGGAAATCAAGTCAACTGGTTACCAGCCAATAACCTCTACCTCAATTGTCTGAGCCGCAATCGCAACCGCAGATGCTTCGGCAAGAGATGCAGCAGCTAAAGTAGTACTGTTGATACCGCCGTTTGTAGATGTATTCGAACTGTTGATTGTAACGTTTGTCGCTACGTTTTTACCGAAATTTGTAGTTCCATTGAGACCTATTGCAGCGTCTAAAGTCAAACCACCAAGCAAAAACATGTTGTGAGTATGTGTCTGCGCCGGAGCTTGCATTACCACTAACTTCTCGGCTGACTGATCGTATTGAAAAACATAACCAGAAGTACCTTGGTCAACTACAACCATAGATTCAATTATCGTCGGACATCCCATCTTTCCCTTTGTAATAGGGATACCATTCGCTGGCACAGTGTCTGATGCATTACCGAATGCAAGTCGCACTCGGTTTAAATTTCTAGAGTCACCTAGTTTCCTCTGGTTGAGAATCGTGTAAGTGACTCCCGATGCGCCTATATCTGCCACATTAGCCTCCCGTTATGTTGAAGATGCTGTGAGGTCAGAGTTATTAGCTTGAACCTCTGGGCTATCTTCACACTGCCAATCTAAAGTACCTTGACCCGCAACAGAACCACCAGTTCCAATTACGTGCTTAATCTCAATTACATCTCCAACCGCAAACGCAGTTCCAAGATCTTTCTTGTAGTATGCTTTTCCGATTGTGGCTCCATTTGGAACCGTAATTGATCCGATTACCGTAGAAGTTCCACCAGCCGCTGGAGTTGTATACTTTGTCATTACAACATAAGGCGCTGTATCAGTTCCAACTACGTTCTCAAGTGTCACTGTAAATTTAGCCTCGCGAAGGACACAAGGTCTAACACACACAAATTCTCCGTGAGTGGCGTTAGATGCACCTATATCTATTCCCGCAAGTGGCTTTGTTGAGTTAGCTGCTACGACCATAATAGGTTCGAAGAAGCTTAGTCGATTGTATGAGTAAGGATATGCCATTTTTAAATCTCCTTCGTTAACCTATTAAGTTGAAGTCAAGTAACATACGCGGGCTTCACCAGCGCTTGAGCTATCTGACCAAATTTGACCGAAACCGTAAATACCGTACCAAGCGACCGACTTAGATCGACCGAAGTCATTACCTACGTTATCTTCAAATCTCAATTCTGGATCTTTCGCTACAGCCATTACAACCGGATCTTCACCGAAGAAAACACCCTCACCAACTACTGAACCAGTACCTAGGTTTCTGGATAGTGCGTTAGTGTTGTTAGTCTCAACGAAACGGATGTTTTCAATTCGACCAATCTCACCGTTATACTTAGCTTCAGGATCGGTATATTTTTTCCAGTCAACCCAAGCTGGATCGCGTTTTAATGCGCGAGCTGCTTGAGTGATTATCACTGCCACATAGTCGTCACCGCTATAAGGCTTAACGTTCAAATCTTGGTACATATAGTCTCGTATCGCCTCTACAGCGTACATATTAAGACCAGTTACACCAGCATTTGAAACCGCACCATCAGTCTCAAAAGTTACTTCTGAAACTCCAGTTTGTACGGCAAGAATTTTACCCGCCTTAAACTTAGCTGCAGCAGCTTTATCCAGCATCAACTTAAGTTGATCCTTCAACTTCATTTGAATCGCATTACCAATATCAAAATGCGCGAAATCTTGCGCAAGTGAAGTATAAGGTACTGCACGACCACGCTCTTCAGCGGCAATTGCTTGAGTGCTTAATGAAATTGTATCCTCTGGAATTCGAACTGCTTCAACAAGAACATCAGAAGTAGGCTCGCTAATATTTGATACGCGAGTAACTGTAATGTCTTCGCCTTTTTTCTTTCCGTACCCTTCTTCAGGACGGACGAACTGCATAAATTTAGCTTCTTTAATAGAAGCCATTCGAATCTTAGAACTGATCTCGTGATTTTGGTACACGCCCGAGGGTGCGTTGTTAACCCAATTTTGTTGTGCCATTTAAACCTTCCTTGGTGAGTTAGCTTTTCAGCCCCCGCGCTTCAGCCTTGAAACTCGGGATAATTTAGCGTCACTTCCTTAGACTGCGCATTTGTTCGGCCATACTCAAGACTTTTTCTTCTTTTTTTACTGGTGTTACACCGTTACGTGACCCGCCACTAGGACTTACGGCTTGAGTTTTCTTCTCCAAAGTCGTTCTCGGCTTCATTAATTGGCTAATTTCCGCATATTCATCCCTAACCATTCGAGCAAGTATCTGCTGACCTTTCTTCAAATCTGTAACCTTACCGATAGTATCCCAATTTTCTTGGAGCACTCGTTCTGCGTCTTTTCTGCGTATATCAGGATTCTCCGATAAAAAATCACCCCAGATTTTTTCCCTCTGCTGCTCAGCTCTTATAACTGCAACAGCTTCATCTCTCGCCTGTGATTGAAGTGTCTTTAAGGTTTCTTTCGGATTGGCGTAAAAACGTTGCTCAAAATCGTCTTCAGGCTCCGGAGCTGGCTGCTGACCCGCAGTCTGAGCTTGGATGGCTTCTCGCATTCCTGCGGCGTGGGCAGATTCAATTTCTCGCTCTCTTGCGAGTTGTTCGGCATAGACAAGGGCTTCTCGTTGATTCTTAAAGGTCTTACCGTCGAGGGTGACTGCTTCATCTGGTTCACTTGATCCTTCAGTAACTCCATCAACTTCGCTTGATTCTCCTTCAGCCTTACCGGATGTTTCTTCGGAAGTTTCTTCTGTAGACTCTGCAGACGACGCGCTCTGCGTGACTTTGGATGACCCTTGGGGGAGTTCTTCGTCCTCAACTTTTACTCCTGCAACTCTTGATTTTGCTGCCGCCTTAACCTCAGCAACTTCTCTCATCATAGCAGAACCTGTCGTTTCTTCACTTACGTTTTCCATGCTGTTTCTCCTCTAATGTTCTATACGTGTTGTATTTTTGTTTAATCTCAGACTCTAAATCTGCAATAACAGCAAGCTCCGCGACTATGGTCGTAGTGTCCGTCTTGCCATCACGATGCGCGAGTAATAACCTCGTTATAACATTGGCCCGACGCCGCTCTAAAAGAGGCAAAACCGTAGGAGCAACGAGAGCATAAATTTTTGTCTCCTCAAGAAGCTCAACGCTAGACACGAGGGTCCTCCATAATAGCCGCAACAAGAGCAAGAGTAAAAAGCGCAACTAGAAAAAGAGTAAAGCTATCCACCGCTTGCAAACCCAGAGCGTAATTTCTGAAACTTACCCGTAAACATTTGCTGAATATCTCCAGCCATCTTTTTACCCGCAGCTTCAGCTAATTTAAAAAAACATTTGTGAGGGTTCGACACAGGTACGAATTCATAGGTGCCAGGAAGAGCACTTGAGGCATATATATGGATAGAAAAAGAACCCATATAATCAAAATCTGGCTGTGCAACTTTCCTGTCCTGAAGGTCCTTCGCCATTTCAGCTAGAACTTCGCGAAGTTGACACATGTACTGACCCTTATCGGAGTCATTTGGAATAATATGGTGTTCAATTTTAGCCGTTGACCCAATTTGGCTATCAAATGCTAATTCACCGCTACTCTTCTCATGTTTTTTCTTCATACATTACCTCCTGGTATTGCGGGACTTCCTGGGAACTGCGTTTGTGGTAATTGCGGTCCCATTAAATCCTGTATTCCACCTGCATCCGGTACTTGGCTCATCATATCTGGAGACATTTCAGGAGCACCTTCTTGTGGCGCCATCATTGTCTGCTGAACAGCCTGAGAATGTTCAATTTTATGCTTATCCACATTAAGTGCCGTCATAATTTCGCCTAATAATTTCTCCAGGTCATACTTCTTAGCAAAAGCCTCCATCATCACAGGGCTTGCACCTACTGTTTGCAGTAAAGTAGTGAGCTTCTGAAAATCCTGAGACTTTTGAAGGGTCTGGGTAACACCAAAAACACGAAATTTAATGCCGTTAACAGTAGAGGCGAAAACTTCTTCCGCCGGTAAATCAGCAAGCTCAGCCCCACGCTGCGGACCAAATAAACTTATGAAAACTTCACGGTCAATCTCGCCCCAATTTTGACAAGTAGTCATCCATGCAAGCTCCAACTCTGGCACAGATTGCCGACCTTCATAATTTTTAGCCATTCCAGTTTGAACAGCATTAATAGTCTGACTTGCCTCAACAACTTCTGTCGCCTTAACAGCACGAAAAGGCATAACGCCAGAACGTAAATCGTTAGTTAAAGCAGAAGCATTAAACTCCTGTGCCATAATGTTAAAAACATTAAATGCCTCGCCAGGAATTTGTACTTGAGTAAGTGGCTCCATAACCTTAGCGCCAGGAGGACAAGCAGCAGTTACACCTAAAGATGCGCCAGGTGGTATTCCATCAGAAACATCTGCAGGATTTTCTAGCCAATCCTTACGCAACTGACTTACAGCGTGAACCTGTTTCATCGCCGCATCCACAACCAAATTGTACATTTCAATTAAAGCGCGATTATGCTTAGTCGGAGCGTCCATTAAAGCTTTGTGCCACACAGAATTACCGACCTCTAATAATGGCGACACAGTATAAGGACGGCGTTGGTGCCATAGAGGGTTAGGGCGAGGCGATAAAATAAGAACAGAATCATTGGCAACTATAGCTTGAATATTCTCGTGCTCTATTTCACCTTCAGAATTAATTATCGTTCCCCAATACTCCGTTAATTTAACTTTTCTACGGGGGGAATTAGTTGGGGCATCTTGCCCCGTCTCCCTGGCGCGATTAGTTTGATCTTCAAGCTCATCATTACCGCCCTTACTTAACTTCTTAACTGCTTCAAGATCAAAATCATCATCACTCTCAGCCATAGCTAACAATTCATGGTAATCAATCCATGCATCTTCAATTTCATACAAATCTTTTCCGTCTGGATCTGGGTAATAATTCTCTGCCGAAACTAAAGAAAAACGAAGCTCCCAAGTCTTATCATCTATTTTTTCAATCCATCTCTTTAAAGATGATCCACGACCTTTTTTCTTCGCCACAAACTTAGGCTTAGAAACAAGCTTCCCCGTCGTCTTAGAAATAGCAAGCGAAGCAAGTAAAGCTTGCTCAACTGAATTACCTACGTGACTTAAGTATCTTGCCCGCTCTAATTGGTAATTTGTAAGCTTGGTTATCTCGTGCGGACGAATCTTCATTAACTCTTCCGCCTCTGGGTAACACACTTCAACTTTCCACCACTCACCCAAATCAGCTAAAGCCTGTTGAAAAGCGGCTTTTGTCGTCTCAACTGCCATACTCTGCTTCGAGAGTATTTCCATAGACTGACCTTGCTCTTTGTGACTGAAATCATGCTCCAGATGGAACATTTCATAATTATCACGATTTCGATTCATCCTTGTTTGCTTTGCCGCATTCGAATACTCGCGGCACTCTGTAATCCAATTAACTACTTCCTGGGCTTCCATAATTTACTCCATTTTCCTTTAATAATTTAACTGTAGACGCATTGGCAAAAATCTTTTCCGTAAAAATTTTCCTTTTCTTTGTTGCTCCTAAACGTTGAATTCTTTTATACTCAAATACACACTTAAATTTAACTGGCGCTTCATATTCCGAAAAAAATATAGGGGCCCTGTGTTTTCCGACCCACTCAAAAAAGTCATTATGGTCAAACGAATTAAATACGTATGAGCGCGTACCCGAGTAAGGAGGGTCGCAATAAATAATAGAGTTATCCTTTATGTTAACATCCCTATAGTCTACAGTTGTTAACTGGAGTCGCTCGAGTCGCTCGAGTTGCTGGAGTCGCTCGAGTCCTCGTTCGTTTTTATCCTTACCGCAACTAATTGATCGACATATCAATCGACGCTTTTTTATATCCGAAGTGTTCCATGTTGAAAAACCTAAAATATTACGTGCATAAGAATCAAAATCACCAAATACAACTGCATTATGCAAAGACTTTTTACGCTTTTCATTTTCAGCGGAAAACAAATAATGCTTTCCGTTATTGCCAAAACTCCATACAGTTGCCACATAAGCATCTTCTGCCTTACGACAATTAAACATTTCCTTACCTATAAATTCAGGCTTAAAATTTTCGTAAGAATATTTACCGTTTATAGCGTCATTTATTAATTTACAAATTCCTGGCTGTGGCTCATTAAAATGAATATTCTTATACTTACCCGACAATAAAGCTGCATGAGACACCGAAAAACCACCGCCAAATAAATCGTAGAAATTATCAGCAGGGGGTAGTAGATCTATTATTTTATCCACAAATGAACTTTTTGAACCCATCCACGGAATGCCGTACTTAGCCATTAAAATCTAACTCCTTTGACGCGTATATCTTTTTGAAATGAATAATGTGGCGTTGGAATTTTATTGTAATGACCTTCACGCCTATAAGACTCTAGACCACCAACAAGATACTGAAGTGCATCTTGTGGATGCGAGTGTATATCCTTTAACGGTCTAACTTTATCCGGCTCTAAATTAGCAACATTATCCGAGTAACGATAACCACCCTTAAATCCTGCAGCGAGAATAGGACAACCTTTCTCGTACACAACAATCTTAGGCTCTTTATTAGCTAAACCAACAAGCCTCTTTGTCACTGCTTCTCTACGCTTCTCCCACGTCATAGGACCTGGGCGAATGTTTTTAAATCCACCGGCAATCATGGTCTGCAAATAAGTTTGCTCTGTAATTTCATTCTTCTTAAATCCAGCCGGATCAAAAAAACTAATTGTCTGTTTACTAAGATCGGTAACTTGCTCAAACTGCATTCGAATTTGTTCTGCAACGAAAGGAACAAAACGAGTAGCCCCCATGCCAGAACCAATAATCTCCCTAAACACGACGAGCTTCTCTTCCTGGAGCTGCGCAAAAACAACAGCCGGTGTTAAACCAGAAGAGTCCCAGCCAATAAGTAAAGGAAGTCCAAGCCAAAAATCAGGCTCGCGATAAACAAAATGCAAACTAGAATTGAAATCCTCATACACAGATCTCCCTTCAAACGAAGCCCAGCTTTTGCCGTACTCCATGTTGAAGAGATGAAGAGGGAGAGAGCGACGAAGCTCAGATTCAAAAACAGGATCTCGCTTTGCCGGATTAGCGCGATAAGAAAGGTCAATTATAGTAAAACCGTTACGAGGATTTTCCCAGACCTCAATACCTTCCATTGGTGATTTCGAAGGTGCAGGGGCAATCTCGGCGAAATTTAAATCCTTTTCATCAAGCTGATCGTAAACTATTTTCTTGAAAAAACCTGGGTAACGAGTGGACACCATAACCATGCGACCACCGCCATCAACCGTAGGCTTTGCAGACGCATAAGCAGCTTCGGCATCTTCCCAAAATGCACACTCATCCTCTAATATCCCAGAAAAGCCACGCTGCCTAAGTTGATTACCACCAGACGGAAATCCCATTATCTTAGAATAAATATTTTCAAACTCCATAACAGGAGGGGACGATTGCATCTCGCCACGCTTAAGCTTCGGCAATAGATCCGGAGTTATCATCGAAACCGGAATATGATCGTAAATAAATTTGGCGCGCTGAACTAATTCCTTAGAGTCTTCTTCCTTCTTCGACACAAAAGCCCAAGAGCGCCCCTTATGGAAAATACAATCCCAAAGCCCGAGCGCAATAAAAGTCCAAGAAACAGTAAGACGACGAGACTTGGTAATCGCAAGCTTCTTCTTCGTCATCCACATCAACACCAAAAAATGTAGGTACTCTAAGTGGCTTGGATAAGCCTTTATCGGATTAATCGGATCAACTTCATCGTGGGTAAAAACGCAATGAGAGAGAAACTCCCAAGGATTATCTCGAAACCTCTCGTAACGCTTTAACGGGTCAAGCTGCAATATTTCATCGCTAGTCAAGGTGTTACACTCTTAGTTGAAGTCAATAGCAGACTTCTTGAGTGTAAAAGTTGCAACTAGATAGGGTCAAGTCCTGTAAATACTACCTTGACTCGCCGCAAAAGTCCTTTACCCATGCCTCTAATTCGCTAATAGGTTCTGCAGTTTTAGATTCTGTGGCTACAACTTCAATGTCAGACGAAGGTGAAACATCACGAGATGTTAATGATTCCTGTGCCTTACGAGCATCAAGCTTATCCAAAAAGACAGACAATAAGTTCTCTCCAATGTCAGTCTTCTGCGTAGCTTTACCGTCGAGCTTTTCAATAACCCACTTACTCATGTCTGCTTTTTCGCTGACCTTAACCCGATTAGTTCTGTCGGTAAGTATCTCTAGAATATTGTTAAGAGCTGGCTCAGCAAAAGACTTAAGACGGGTCTGAATTGTCTCCTCGAAAATACGCTCCTGAAGACGCCGGATCTCAATCGCAATGTAAGGATTTTTAATCAAAATAGAAACGCGAGACCCTACGTAACCTAACTCCTCTGCAATCTTTGCATTCGATTTACCCTCGGCATCTTCCCAAAATGCACACTCATCCTCTA